ATGTTTGGATATAACCGTCATAATGAAAGCTACATTTTACAAACACAAAATTATTCTTATACAAGTTATCATGAAGTGCCATATATAGGCAGCCAATATAGAAGCGGTGGTACTTATTCATATAATGGACAGGTTTATAGCAGTTTTAACAATAAATGGGAATGCTGTGAAAAGTTAACATTAGGTTATCTTGGTATAAAAACACAAGAAGTTAAACCAATTTACAATATTGATTTAGGCATTATTTATCAATCAGATGCTGACTATCAACGTTTAACGGCTGGCATTTATGGATGTTTAGATGGTGTTTATAGAATTAACTCAGATTATGACGAAATCTATGCAGAAGACACAGTTACGATTAATGGCATTACTTATATTGCCTTTCCTTCTAAAAATTCAGTTGAAGGTCAATATTTAATAAAAACAGGAGATTAGGGGTGGGCTCTTATGGGATACATTACTGGTATATGTAACAGTTTTGATGAGATGAAAAGTGCCTTTGTTGATTTATGTATTGCTGCTGGTTGGAGTCAAACCACAGACAGTAGTGGCAAAACTGTGATTTATAAGGCAAGCGAAGGATTATATATGATGGCAGAGGTAGGGGCACTCTCTTCATCACCTTCTACACCAGATTGTTTAAGAATACTTGGTAGAACTAGTGTTAATGGTGGCAATGCACCTACAAAAGTTGGGATAAGTAACTTTTATCAACATAGTGGTGACCCTACTCCAGGCCCAGTTGTTTTTCCAGTTGTCTACCATGGATTTTATTATAGTAATGTTAATGAGGTCTATTTTGTAATTGAATATAATCAAATGTATCAATTTATAGCATTTGGCAAAAGCACAATGGCGTTACCGGGGACTGGACTTTGGGTGGCTGGCTCTGTGTCTCCACATTTGGATAGCAACCCTACCAGTATTACACGTCATAGACCATGTAATCTTTATATGAGTACTTCTGGCGGGACTAGTGGTTTTGGGCATGTATCACCAGCACTATTTTGGGTGGCAACAAGAACAAGTACAGTCTCAGGAGACCCATTTTCTGATAGAAATTGTTGGTTACACTCAAATTTAGATACTAACTATCCTTGGTCTCTTTCTTCAAGCAATTATGAACAGCATAGGGTTGGAATTAAATATTTACAATTATATCTAGAAGCACAACCACAGCAGTTTAATAAAGAAGCGTTGTTATTGCCAATATTAGTCTATAAAGAAAGTCATCTATATCCAAGCCAGTACCATCTTATAGCGTCGCTAGTAAATGCCAGACATATGAAGATAAATTACCTTGACCCAAACACTATAATAACTAATGGTAGTGACCAATGGATGGTATTCCCTTGCTTAAAAAAGGTATATCAAAATGAATATTGGACAACTACTTCTGCTTATTCTACTCATTCAGGTAACTTTGGCTGGGCAGTCAAAAGGGAGGCGTAAAAGTGGCATTCCAATTTATTCAAGAATGCCTACATGGATATAAACCAGTTGGAGAAAACTGGGACTGGGACGCTAGTTGGTTATTAGATAAAACACTTCTGGTTAATCCTATATTTAACTTTGTTGGTACCTTTACTCCGACAAAGCAACTGCTTTATGCGCAATATAACGGCTATTTTGCAATGTCAGTTTATGATGACGTTTACGGTTATGTCCATGTTGTGCCTAATTATATAAATGTTGGCACAGTACTGGCAGACCAGATATATTCAATAGAATTATGGAACGCCAACGTTGCGAAGCAAACCACGCTTGTAAGCCTAGGGCAGACCAATACTGACGGGATATTATTTGAAGGGCCACTTACATATCCTTACACGTTTAAACCCATGGAAACCCAAGTTTACAGGATTAAAGTTACCACGGTTGGCCCTCCAACTATAAATGTCATATACAGCCTTAACTTCGATGAATATAGTGTCCCTATTAGGATTGAAGGCAAAAGGCTGGTAGTCTTTTACTGGATGCCGAAGAAAGACTTCACAGAAAAGTTAGAATGGCTGACAGACGTTATAGAAACTTATTCAGATGAACAGCGCATCGCATTACGCATAGCGCCAAGACGACATATAACTTATTCATATACTAAAACACCACATTACGGTTCCGTGATAGCTACACTTGCAAAAGCGTGGGTGTTTAGAACTTGGGGAGTGCCAATTTGGGTGGAGGCAGAAAAAGTCTCTTCAATCCCAAGCGGTGCTATGACGATAAGTTTTGACACTCGATACGCAAGCTATACTAATGCAGCATTCATTTGGGAGAGCGACGATAAAAATGAAGCGGTTAACATTGTAACGCTACGAGATAACGGCATCGATATCGACCAACCAGTTAAACATAATTACAAAAACGCTTTAATCATGCCGTTACTTTTCGGCATTACTCAGGATGGCATTCACATGAAGAAAGACTATGCTGTTACTTACGCTTCAGCCACTTTCACAATTGTGGACGATAAATATGTTGGTGCGCAGAATTATCCTACTTTAGATGGATATCCAATTTTACGTGACGTTGGGGTGAAGGTCGAGGAGTTCAACGAACGTATTTACCGTGCTTCGGAATTTATGGACAACGGACAGGGACTTATCGAAGTGGAGCCAAATAGAAGTATTGTAGAAAAGACAAGCCTACTTGGCAAAGTTACAGCAACAAAACCAGCATTGTGGAGCTGGCGACAATTTCTTCATTGGCTGGGTGGGCGTCAGAAAACATTTTTACTCCCAACATTTCAGCAAGACGTTCACTTAATCGAACCTCTTTATAGTGGTGCCACGTCAGCAAAGATTAAAGGACTTGGACTTTCAAATTATGCCACGTTTCCGATGAGAACAGCTATATTGTTTGAAGATGGAACAATTCAGTACAGAAAAATAACAAGCGCATCTCCAATAGCAGACTCAGATGACGAATACGTTACGATTGACCAAGCCTTTACGCAGGACGTTTACCCAGAAGATATACGCAGGTGGGAGTTTATAAACCTGGCAAGGCTTGATACAGATGAGGTCACTTTCGAGTATGAAGGTATGGTTATGAAATGCTCCATACCTGTAAGGATGGTGAAGTCATGAGCTTTTTAAGCTTTGAAACAAGCAGAAGTACAGGTCAACCGTTAGAGCTTTACGAATTTAAGTATGGCCCTTACATTTACCGTTATAACACTACAGCTAGTGAGGTGGTGATAGATAATTTTACCTATCTACCAATGCCGTTATCACGAGAAGCTATAACGTTAACAAGCGATATAAGGCGTTCACAACTTACAATCACAGCGCCTTCTAATTTTGAAGTTGCTAATTTCTTCAGAGCTAGCATACCAGCCACCCCAATATCAGTAATTATCAAGAAGAAACACAGAAACGATCCTGAGGTGATTACAGAGTGGATTGGCAGGATAATTACAGCTGAGTGGAAGCACAGTGGAGTCCAAATGTATTGCGAGTCTTACTATTCAGCCATACAAGGCAACGCTAATATGAGATATTACGGTTATTCGTGCCCACATATGTTATATGGCGATAGGTGTAAGGTCAGTAGGATAAATTATCGAACAATAGCTACCGTCAGTGGCGTGAACGGAACGAACATTACCGCTTCCGCATTCGGCACTAAGCCAAACCGTTACTTCGTTGGTGGCTATCTTATGTTCCATGACAGATCGACAGGATTAATTCATATGCGTTACATCAGTGCTCATTCCGGAAGTACTGTTACTTTGTCCAATCAAATACCTGAATTGACAGCAAATAAACAAGTTGAGGTTTATCCTGGTTGCGATCATACACTTAATACGTGTAGAGATAAATTTAACAATCATATAAACTTCGGTGGTTTTCCGTGGATACCAAGACGCAATCCGTTCACGTCAACGAGCGCAATCTTTTGGTGAGGAGGGATATAAATGAGCATTTGGCTTGCACTTGGACTTGGTCTTCTTTTTAGTTATTTAGCGTTTTTGCTACGACCCAAACCTTCTGCTCCTCCGCCGTCTACCATCGAAGATTCCGACGTTCCTGTTGTTAATGCTTCCGATCCTATACCACGTATCTATGGCACTGTGTGGATTAAATCGCCAAATGTCGTTTGGTATGGGGATTTAAGGACAACACCAATCAAGAGGAGTGAAGATTTCAAATGATCGTATATATTAGAGACGCAGTTGAGATAGGATATTGCGTGAAAGGGATTAAGGAATTTTGCAAGCGATATGGAATTGACTTTCGTAGCTTTGTTGCTCACGGTATAGACTCAGATGTTTTGTTGAAGACAGGAGATGCTATGGCGTTGAAGGCAGTAGAGCAGGCAAAGCTCAATAGAATGGAGGGACGATAGTGGGTGGGGGCAAGGGAAAAGTAGAGTTTACAATTGGCTATAAATACTACGCAGGGCTTCACATGGTATTCTGTGATGCTGCCGACGCCTTGCTTGCCATTGCTATTGGGGATAAAACTGCTTGGACGGGTTACGTGACTAGCAATTCGACAATTTATATCAACCAACCGAACCTTTTTGGAGGCGAAGAGCGAGAAGGTGGGGTACAAGGCAATGTCGACGTTATGTTTGGCAGCGACTCGCAAGGAGTAAACTCCTATCTTCTCAGTAAGCTCGGTTCAAATACTCCTGCCTTTCGTGGTGTTGTCTCACTTGTGGCTAAGCAAATTTATCTTGCAGCACTTAATCCGTATATCAAGCCGTGGAAAGCTAAGTTCAGACGCATACCAGCTTCAAACTGGCAACCAAGCTATGCTAATATTGGTGGCAATGCTAATCCTATTCACATTATTTACGAGTTGATTACTGAACATGGACTTGGACAAATAGACCAAACGTCTTTCACTAACGCAGCAAGTAAGTTAAAGAGTGAAAACTTCGGCATAAGTATCGCTTGGACAGGAGGGTCAATCGAAGAGTTTCTCCAGCTTATCCTTGACCATATTGGTGGTATGTTATTCGTTAATCCTACGACGGGCTTATTTCAAATTAGGCTTATCAGAAACGACTACAACATTAGCTCTTTGCCTGTCTTTGATGAGTCATCGATCAAAGAAATGGTTAGCTATCAGCGCATAGCCTTAGCTGATACAATAAATCAACTCACGATTTACTATACCGACATGGACACGGGAGAGGAACGAAGCATTTGCGTGCAAGACTTAGCTAACTTTGCAGCACAAGGCAGGATTGTTTCGGATGAGAAAAAATATCTCGGTATAACGAACCTGTCGTTGGCTACGAACGTAGCAATGAGGGATCTTGCGACTTCGGCAGCGATGTTAAGCAAACTTACAATCAAAGTCTCACGCAAAGCATATAACATCGTACCAGGCGACGTTTTCGTCTTCAAATGGCCGAAACTCGGCATCGAACAAATGGTCTTTCGGGTTGGCGAAGTCAATTATGGGACGTTGAACGATTCTACCATTACCATCGATGCTATTGAAGACGTCTACTCGTTGCCATCCGCATCTTACATCGAAGTCCAAGACCCTTATTGGCAGGAGCCAATCAGCGATCCTACGCCATGTCCACAGCAAAGATTGTTTGAAGTACCATATTGGGATCTTGTGAGGTCGTTATCTGAAGCGGATTTTGACTATTTACCCAAAAATGAAGATATTGGCTTCGTTGGCGCTTTAGGATCTCGACCAGTCGGAGTAGCGATGAATTATGATTTCTACACTTCCACCTCTTCAAGCAGCGGTTACATTAAGCGAGATACTGAAAACTTTTGCCCAATCGCATTTCTATCAGCGCCAGTAGGTTACACCGATACTACATTTCAGATTGAAAATGGGACAGACCTCGACCTTGTCAGGACGGGTAACACTTTCTATGCAATAATCGAAGACGAGGTAGTGCGAGTCAATGCGATCTCGACAAATAGCGTAAACGTGGCGAGGGGATGCTTAGATTCAGTTCCTAAGCCTCACGCTGAAGGAGTAGCTATTTACTTCGTAAGCGGTTGGCAAGCAGTGGATCAAACACAAAGGGTAGCGGGGCAGACAATATACGGCAAGCTTTGTCCTCGAACAGGACGAGGGGTATTGGATCTTTCACAAGCCCCGACCCAAAACATTACACTTAATAGCAGGTTTGACCGCCCGTATCCTCCTGCCTATCCGAAGATAAATGGAGTAGTTTATCCAGAAGGCTTATCGGTAGAAGGTGTGCCAATAAACCTTTCGTGGTATCATCGAGACAGAACGCAACAGACGGCGTATATTGTAGCTGATACAGAAGGAAATATTGGGCCAGAAACTGGCACAACATACACAGTTGAAGTCAGGAACAAAAGCAATAATTCTCTGATAACAAGTCAAGCTGGAATAACGGCAAATTCAGTAGCAATAACGCTGAGCGTTGACGTTCAAGCATACGTTGACTTGTGGTCAGTTAGAGACGAATATACATCATTGCAGAAGCATAGGTTCACGATAGACTATTACAGAGCGCAGAGGAGGCTAACGCAAGATGGAGTTGAGAGAGCGACGGAAGATGGAAAGATAAGAATAGTGGAGGGATAAGAGATGGCATTAAAGATTAGCGAGATACCAACTACATTAACGGATATTGTAAATGAGACGTTAGTTGAAGTCTCAGAAAAAACTGGTGCTTCCTATACTACTAAGAAGTTTAATTTACAGAACTTGCTTAGGGGTGATACATTAAATAATTTATCAGATGTTACTCCTCCTACGGCAAGCAATCAGATACTGATTTGGAATGGTACAAAGTGGGTGCCTATAACTTATTCGTTAAATAATCTATCAGATGTTGAAGCTCCAACTACTACAGATAAAATCCTTGCATGGAATGGTACAAAGTGGGTGCCTATTGATATCCCAAGCGGTGGCACAGATGGTGAAGGAGCATCAGCATTATCAGAGCTATCAGATGTTAGTATTGCGACCAAAGCTGACGGAGATGCGCTAGTTTATGTGGAGGCTGACTCGAAATGGAAAGCCGTTAATCTACGCAAAGTGAACGAAGTTGTAAAATCTTCTACAGCTACGCTAACTACTGCTGAAGTTACCGGCACAATCATAAATAACTACGGACAGAGTGAAGATGTTACTCTTACATTGCCTGCTGCTGCCAACGGGCTAACTTTCATGGTTGTGCTTGGTACAGAGGTAGCTAAATATTTTCACATAGAACCAAACGCCAATGACAAAATTTACCTCAATGGGACTGCTGGGGCAGATGGTGGGTACGTTGGTGTGTCTTCTGCCAAGGCAGGCAACGCCATATCATTCACGTCATTCCAGACAGGGACAGATACATATGACTGGCTGGCCGTATCAATAGCTGGAGACTGGAGTGCTGAAACATAATGTTTAACATATGGTGGTTTATGAAACAAAAGAAAAAAGCAGGACTAAGCTACTATGGGACAATAGATGCATTAAGTGTAGCTAGAAATAGTTTAGCAGCCACTACAGTTGGTAATTATGCTCTATTTGGTGGTGGATATACTGGTAGTACATCTAATGTAGTAGATGCATATGATACATCTCTTACTAGAACTACACCTACACCATTAAGTGTAGCTAGAAGTTATTTAGCAGCAACAACTGTAGGTAAATATGCTCTATTTGGTGGGGGTAGTGTATCTAATGTAGTAGATGCATATGATACATCTCTTACTAGAACTACACCTACACCATTAAGTGTAGCTAGAAGTTATTTAGCAGCCACTACAGTTGGTAATTATGCTCTATTTGGTGGTGGATATACTGGTAGTGCATCTAATGTAGTAGATGCATATGATACATCTCTTACTAGAACTACACCTACACCATTAAGTGTAGCTAGACGTTATTTAGCAGCTACTACTG